GTTGCGACGACTCCCGTTGATTTCTTGAGTGTGGCTCCGTACTAGTTGCGTCTTATGGCTAGGCCAGTAAATCACGACGTGAAGAGGGCGATGGCGGCCACGGGTAAATCCCGTGCCACCGTCTACCTCCAGCGCAAGAAGGCGGAGGCGCAGCCGCTGGTAAAGGCCAAGGGTGGCGGGTTGGACGTCGAGATCCAGCGACTTGAGGATCTGGCAGCCAGCCTGGGCGAATCGGCCAAGGACGACACAAGGGCAGATCGATCGGAATTGATCAGCAACTACACAAAGCTAGTGGAGGCATTGCGACGAATGAAGGGCGACCGCCCGGACATCGACCAAGCTGAAGGCACGATGGTGCCGGTGGATGAGGCCGATAAGATTCTGGCCGCAAGGGACAACGCACTGATCCCGCTACTCAAAGGAATGGCAAAGCGGTTGGCCCCAATCTGCGCAAACAGGCCAGCCGTTGAGGTTGAGGCAGAGGTCGAGAACGAGGTGGGGCAGATTATGCGACAGGTAGAGGCGGCACTGTGACCAAAGCGCAGGCCGAACTGCACCGTCGGTCGCGACTCCGCTGGCACTACGAAAAGCCGCCAGGGGTGATCGAGTGGGCGGAGCGAAACATCCAACTGGATAGCAGGCTTACTGCTCGCCCCGGCCTTTACAGCACAACGTGGACGCCTTACGTGCGTGGCGTGTTGGAGGCATTGGCCGATCCTGGCGTTCACACCGTCACGCTTTGCTGGGGATCGCAGACGGGAAAGACGCTGACGCTTGCGGTCTGGCTTGCGTACAGGATCGCGAACGATCCAGCTCCAGCATTGCTGGTAATGCCAAACGCGGATCTGGCCAGATCGTACAGCGAGACGCGGCTGGCTCCACTGCTCCAAAAGTGCAAGCCAGTAAAGGCACTGTTTCCCGTGGATATGAACGATTTTAAAATTATGGAAATGCAGTTTGCGACCTGCACGCTCAGTCTCGTAGGTTCAAACAGCCCGGCCAATCTCAGCTCAAGGCCGATCTGTATTGCCGTGTTGGATGAGCTGGACTCTTTTGCTCCGCCATCAGAAAAGGACGCGGCCGCTTACTCCCTAGCGTTAGAACGCACTAAATCTTTCCCGCAACGTAAGCACGTTCTGACCAGCACCCCGACGCTTTCTACTGGGGATATCTGGATAAATTATCAAGCAGGATCGCAGGAAACATTCCACGTCCCTTGCCATGCGTGCGGAGAATTTCAAGCAATGGAGTTCGGGCAGATAAGGTGGGATGAAACGGCAAGATCGGAGGATGGCAAATGGGACATGCGCAAGGTTACTGAAACCGCCACTTACCACTGCACAAAGTGCGACGCAAAGTGGAGCGAGCGAAACCGCAGGCAATCGATTGAGAAGGGAAAGTGGGTGGCGGGCAATCCGAACGCGGAAACTGGTCGCAGATCGTTCCGACTTCCGTCGTGGTATTCCAGTACGCTGGGATTTGCTGACGCGGCTAAAAAGTTCCTAACTGAAAAGCATTATCTTCACGGCTTGCAAGGATTCGTGAATGGGTGGAGTGCGATGCCGTGGGAGGATCAATTCGACGATGATGAGCTAAACAGCATTCCGCCAGGAGCCTTCGCAAAGAAGCAGGAGTGGGAGGCCGATCACATTAAACTAGCGGCGATCGATCGACAAATAGACGGCTACTGGTTCGTGGTGCGTGCGTTTGGTAGGGATGGATCGAGCCGACTAATTGAGGAAGGGCACAGACGAACGATCGAGGACATCGCGCAAAGCCTGCAAGACCTTGGCGTGAAACCGCGTCACGCTTGCATTGATTCGGGCTACGAAACCCAAGACACCTACCGCATCGCCGCCCGCTACGGATGGATGGCGATCAAAGGTGAGGAGCGGCCGCACTATCTGATCGAAATTAACGGAACACGGATCAAGAGCGTACACAGCTCCGAACAAACTACCGACGCAGGTTGCCATTTGCTCCTACTTAGTTCTCCAGCGTGCCAGGATCTGCTGGCTTGGTTGCGTAGAGGGCAGGGGCCGCTGTGGGAAGTAGCGCACGACGTAAGCCCTGACTACCGGGAGCACATGGCCAGCCACAGAAAAGCCCATCGGATTAACAGAAAAACGGGCAAAGACGTTTACGAGTGGATTCGGATCAAGTCACGGCAAGACCACTTGTATGACTGCGAGACTTACCTGGCTGGCCTTGCTGTATATGGGAAGGTGATCGCCGCAGAGGCGACTCTAACGCAGGTATGATTGACACGATTTTGGCGATGTGGAGCGAGGTCTGCTTTTTTCCCTTTGGATACAGTCGGCAAAAGATCCGGTTGCGACACGTCTTGCCCTTGAAGCAATCGCCGCCAATCAATATAGCACCTTCAACAACGGCGGCCGTGTTATGATGAGCGCATCTGTTGCTGGAAAGTCTTTTAGCTATCAAATGCAACCTGGCGTGAGTCCATCCAACATTGCACAAGCTGCCTACGAGCTGTGGACAAAGGTAAAAGATTTTACCACTGCATCTGATCTCGAAAACTTCCTCACAAAATCAAACGGGCAGATGAGCTACCCTAATTTTGGCGTTATGTCGCCCATCAATCCATGAGCTTGGGTTCTTGGTTTGGCCGCATCGTTCGGGCGGGTGCCCAGGACTACACAAAGCGGCAGCACATTTACGTAACTCCGCAGGACACACGCACCGACGTATCCAACCAAAGCCGCAAGCAGGTTCTAGGGTTAGCTCGTTACTGGTTCTATAACAGCCCCGTCGTGCGTGGTGCGATCGATTGCATGGTTCGCAATTCGATTGGCCCTGGGATCAAGATGCAATCTCGGACAAGCGACGAGGGATGGAACAAAGCGACTGAGGACTGGCTGGATAATTGGGGTCGCGCTTGTGATATCCGTGGTCTTTTGGATTGGAACACGATCCAGCAAATCGCAACCCGCACCTGCTTGCGTGATAACGAGGTCTTTATTTTGCTTACCGATAACGGCGACGGTTGGCCGATGCTTCAGATGGTCGAGGCACACCGCTGCGAAACGCCTGATTACCTACAAGGCGAAAAGCGGGTGATCGATGGCGTGCGGGTAAATGCGCAAGGCCGCCCACTTTCCTACTACATCAACACCGGCGACGCAGATAAGTATTCAGAAATTCAAGCCCCGGATCTGATCGTGCTGGCTGAACGCGATAGGGCCGACGAGCTGCGCAGCCTTTCACGGTTAGTCACCTGCCTTAACCTAATTCAAGATCGCGAAGAGATTTTGAGCAACACGATGGTGAGCGTGAAACGATCGAGCGCGATTGGCTTGGCATTGGAAGGCGAGGGCAGTGCGGGATTCTTTGGGCCTGAATCAACTAACGCGGAAGGAATCACGACAGACCGCGTGTTTGGTTCGGGTGCGATCTGGAATGTTCCGAACGGTCGCAAGATTCGCGAGATCAAAGACGATCGGCCTAGCCCGAACTTGACCGAGTTCATGGATCAGTTTTTGCGAGCCGTGGCCTCTGGCCTTGGCCTGCCTTACGAGTATCTGTGGAAAGCGGATTTGTCAGGCCCATCGCAGAGATTCGTGCTGGCGCAAGCCCAGCGCAGATTCGATGAAATTTCGCAGACCGTAATCAATCAGCTCGTGTCCAGGGTTCGCCTTTGGGCATTAGCCAAAGCAATCAAACGTGGCGATCTGACTCCTCCGCGCGGCATGGATCAATGGTGGAAAGCTACCTACCACACGCCTCGTCAGACCACCATTGACGCCGGGCGTGATTCCGCCGCTGACCGCGAGGATTTGAAGCTTGGCCTAACTTCCTACGCATCCATATACGCCTCCAGAGGCGAGTTTTGGCAGGATGCGATTGATCAGAAGATTGCCGAGCAAGCCTACATCCGGGCGAAGTGCGAAGCGGCTGGCATTCCTGTGAACGAGGTGCAGTTCATTCCGAACCAACAGCCAGCCCAACCAGCCGTGACTCCTCCCAGCGCAGCTCCGGCAGATGAAGTTCCAGCACAGACTCCCGTTCCAGAGCTTTCCGCGATTACAGAGACTGTGACTCTAGCCGCTTCCGTTGAGGTTGCTCCTGAGCCTGTAGCCAAGACCGAAACCTTCACCATGAAGGACGAGCCAGACTTTAATTTCAGCGACAAGGAACTGACGATGGTTGCGAAAAGCCTTGGCCTTAAAGACAAAAAGCCCCGCAAAAAGAAAACGAGTTGACGCGGTTTGGCCGATATGGCCGAAAAGAAATTTAAAGGGATTAGCGTCATCACTGCTGGCCCCGCATTAGGGCACGGAATGGTGATTGATGCGGATACACTCACACAAGTAGTCGAACGCGGAAACGAAGCTGGGCAGGTGAAGGTACTCTCTGACCATAGTGCCTCGATCTCAAACATCATCGGGTATCTTGAAAACTTTAGCCTGGATGGTGGTCGCGTTCGCGCGGATCTAACTCTCTTTGAAAGCCATGACGGCTTTTCCTATTTCAGCGAGTTAATCAGCACGCTCCCAGGGCAGATCGGATTTTCAATCAGCTTCTCTGGAATCCCGCGTGAAGCGGCAGACGGCACAATGCTGGCCGACGTTCAAAACCTATTCAGCGTTGACCTAGTTTTATCGCCCGCAGCGAACCCGACGGGAATTTTTCACGCACGGGTTGACAGCAATCAAAAAGCCATGACCGAAAAACTACCGGCTCAAGAAGCCAAACTAGAAGCGTTGGCAGAAGCCGCGCCCGTTGCACCGACGGCCCCGGTGGAAGAAGCGGTGAAAGCCACTGAACCAACCCTCTCCGACATCAATTCCAAGCTGGATGCAATCATGGCAATGCTGACGGCTGATGCGGTGAGCGATGTGGTTCAGGAACCTATGGCAGCCAAGGTTGAGGAAACCAATCTTTCCGAACCCGAAGTTAAGGCGGAAGAAGTCAAAGCTGAGGAACCAGCCGTTAAGGTTGAGGCCGAAGCCAAGATTGAAGAAGTGAAGCCAGAAGCACCCGTGGCCAACGAGGCCGCTGCTTTAAAGGCAGAACTTTCCGCAAAGGTGATCGAGCTTGAAGCCTCCCGTGGCATTAAGCCCATCGAAGTAGAAACTTCAAAACAACTTTCTCGCGTAGAATTGCTGGCGCAGTTCAACGCAGAAAAGAATCCCAGTCGTGCGGCTGAGATTTTTAAACAAATCAAGTTCGCACGATAACCCACTACAGGAGATACAAAAACCATGGCTAACACACTCGGCTCGGTATCTAACGGCAAAGCCATTGCGCAACGCGCATTGACCACGCTTGTAGATTCCCTGCCTTTCCTAACCAAAGCGGTGACGGACTTCTCAGATGTCCCGGCCCGCATGAACGACACAATCACAACCCACCTCGTGACCGTAGGCACCGCCGGTGCTTATAGCACAACGGCTGGATACGTTGCCCAGGATCGCACTCAGACTGATGCCACCATCAGCTTGAGCAACTTGATCCACAGCACCTACGCCATCCGCGATGACGAGAAATACAGCTCCTCCATCGACCTGATCAACCGCTTTGCTTCCTCGGCAGCTTATGCCTTGGGCAAGAGCATGACGGATAGCTTGCTCGGTCTCGTCACCGGCACCTATGCCTCGACCCTCACGGTTGCGGCCGGTGCGTTGAGCTACCGCGGCGTAGTCAGCTTGGGTTACACCCTCGACAGCAACAAAGTTCCGTCGAATGATCGTTATGCGATCGTTTCCCCGGATAACAAAGCCAGCCTCCTGAACGACAGCAGCATCGTTGCTAACGCTCAGATCCAAGGCGAAGCAGTGAAAACTGGTTCCATTGGAATGGTCAACGGGATTGAGGTGTTCTCCTACACCGCGCTTCCCTCGGCAGTGTCCAAGGGTTTTGCGGCACAGAAAGAAGCCCTCATCGTCGCGGCTCGCGTGCCCGAAGCTCTCGACAACTATCCTGGCAGCCAGGACGTAGTGACCGATCCTTCCAGCGGCCTTTCATTGGCCGTCAGGGAGTTCGTGAATCCTACGCTCGGAACCACGAACCGCAGCTACATCTTGCTGTTCGGCGTGGGACGCGGATCGACCAGCTCGCTGGTTCGTATCGTCTAAAGCAGAAAAAATCACGGTGGGCCGGTCGCATCGGGGGGTGCGGCCGGCCTTCCTCTTAAAAAGATGAAATCCCCCCTTGTCTCAATCGCCCTCATCGCCGGCCCCGGCGAGGGGGCGATTTTGCGTAGACTGATCGAGTCGTCCCGTGGCCTATGGGATCAAGTAGTAGTCGTTCCAGCAGTAGGCGCAAATGATGCGCACGATGTGCGCCAATGCGCTCAGGAAGCCGCTGGAGAGGCTTTAGTATGCGAGGAATACCACAATAGCCCCGAGTTTAAGGATTGGCCCCATATTGATAATTTTGCAGCCGCTAGAAACAAGGCTTTCAGCCTAGCCACGGGCAAGTACGTCATTTGGGCAGATTGCGACGATATCTTTGAGCCAGGTCAGGCAGAGGCTCATCGGCAAGCCATCATGGATACGGAGGCGGGCAAGACGGAGTGGGATATCCTAGTAACCACCTACGACGTTCAAAACTCTGGAATGCGCAACAACAAGCGCGAGCGGATATTTCGCAGGATGGATGACGGCATACTCCCAGCCCATTGGGAGCGACAGATCCACGAGCGAGTCACGCCAGCAAAAGGCGCAAAGATTGCGGTCGCGGAACACCTAAAAATCCTTCATGCCCCTAACGGGCCAAAGATATCCAGCGCAGAACGGAACAAGCGGATCATCGCCAGCCGGATCAACGGCATCGGTATGGAATGGTACTACTTGGCGCAGGAGCACTTTCTAAAGAACGAATATCAGCAAGCCATCGGGCCTTGCCTGTTGGCGTTGGAGCATGCGGATCTGGGCCCAGCCGAGCGGTACCAGCTCCACACGCAAGCCTCCATGATGCTTTCCGATCGCGCCAAACGATTAGAGCACTTGGGCAAAGCCATCACGCTTTGTCCTCTACGCCGTGAAGCGCATGGATTACTGGCAGCGGATCGAATGGATCACGGAGATTTCACCTCCGCTTATCACGTTTTAAAAATGGTGGATTCCATGCCTCACACGACCGATTGGAATCAAGAGAATCGTTGGTACAAGCACCTGCCTCGTCAGTTCATGGCGCAATGCTTGCGGGCAAGCAAACAAAACCTAGAGGCGGATATTCTGGTCAGGGAAGGATTCCGATCAGCCTGGGGAAGAATCACCGTGCTGCACATTGGCGAGCCTGAAGATTGTCTGCGCTCCCTCTCACTTTATACCGACACCGCAGACGATCCAAACGCAATCCAGAACATGCTCGTAACCCAGCGCGGGAACAAGCAGGCCGATCGCCATCGAATCATTCACTCAGCGGAAGAAGCGATGGGTGCAGCCGCCGGGGATATCTTGCTTACTGTTACTGCCAAAGATGCGAAGATGCCCGGACTACGTTGGGATCTGGATCTGATTGAAAACGGAACTATCCCGCCAGGAGCAGATCGCTTGCCCGATCCTGTCGATCGCTTGAGCCGCGTCATCGTTGGCTTAACTACCACGCCGAAACGCATTGGCACAATTTTGCCTACAATAAAAAGCCTGCTCAATCAATCGCGCCCCGCAGATCAGATCATTCTGTCCGTGCCTGAGAAACTAGCGCGAACAGGGGAACGATTCGGGGATATTCCAAAAGAGATACTGGATCTGGCTGAAGCTGGTAAATTACAAATTCACCGCACAAAGGATTACGGGCCTGCGACCAAGTTTATCGGCCCGATGGAAGTAGGCGGAGATCCAGACGACATGATTTGCTGGCTGGATGACGACATCCTCTACAGCCCACGACTTTTGCAGACCCTCGCTCAAGAGCTACACAACAGACCTAAAACAGCGTTAGGTGTCTGCGGATTTTTTATGACGGGAGATAGGGGATATGCAATCGCCCCCGATCACGGCGGTCATGCCGAGATTTTAGAAGGGTTCGGCGGCGTGATGTGTCGGCGATCGGACATGCCGAAGGCCGAGCTGTGGCCAGCCGTAGCAGCCAATGACTTTGCCGGGCTGAGTCCATTAGCTCGCGCCAAGTTCCTTGCTGACGATTATGTGATGAGCACGGAACTGCGCAAGGCAGGCACCGCCACCTTAGTCTGTAACAACTCCGATCTAAACAGAATGAATGGGCTAAAGATTCGCCAGGAGGGATTGGGGCCAGATGCACTTCAGAACAACAAAGGCACAGGCGGGAATCTTGCCGCCTATGCGTTGCTCAAGAATGGTTAAGACACTCACCATATCGGGCTACAATCGGCCCACATACTTTGCCCAGGTAATCAAAGCACTGGCGTGGTGCGATGGGGTGGGCGAGTACGACGTGGTGGCTGTATTAGACCCATCCGACAAAACGCAGGAGCTGGCAGAGATTGCGAAGGCGGCCGGTATCCAGACGATGATCATGCAGGAACGATTAGGGTGCGGATCGATGATTCGCTACTGCATGGAGCTTGGATTTAGAATCTCAGATTTCCACATTCACCTGGAGGACGACACGGTTCCTAGCGTCGATTGCCTGCGATGGTTTGAATGGGCGGCAAGGAATGCGCCAGCCACCATCCTTACGATCAGCGGCTACAATCAGCACGGCGGCGATGCCTCATCAAACACGTTTGGAATCCGTAACTGGTTCACACCCTGGGGATGGGGCACTTGGCGAAAGCGATTCAATCAGCACCTTGCTCCCGCCTGGGATTCTTCTTTTTGGGATGGCGGCGTGCAGAGAGTTAGGGAACGGCTTGGCATGTTTGAAATGTATCCTCGTGTAAGCCGCATCCAAAACATCGGGGCAGAGGGCGGAACATTTTGCCCAGGGCCAGAGTTTCACAAAGAAAATCAGCACGCGACACGGGTGGCTATGCCAGAGGAGAAACAAACCACATGGACCACATCACAGTAGACTCAGAGGATTGGTTCACATTTGGTCGCCTATACGACGACGTGCTCAAGCTAGTTCCAACTAGCGGGGTAGTTGTGGAAGTTGGATGCTGGAAGGGTAGAAGCACCGCGCACTTAGCCGTGTCTGCGTTTAATACTGGCCGATCAATCCGGGTATATGCGGTGGATACCTGGCTCGGATCTGCCGAGCACGGGGAACAGCCCGACCTTTACAATGCGTTTTGCAAAAACATGAAGCCCGTCTGGCATCTATTCACGCCACTGCGCAGGCCATCGATCGAGGCCGCAAAAGGATTCAAGGATGGATCGGTTGATTTTGTATTTATCGATGCCGCTCACGACTACGAAAACGTGAAGGCTGATATCGCGGCTTGGCTGCCCAAGGTAAAGAGGGGTGGCGTGATTGCTGGGCACGACTACATGTGCGGCTGGCCTGGGGTGGATCTGGCAGTGGCGGAGGCTTTTAACTGCGTCACGTTCCAAGACAACTGCTGGCTCAAAGTTTTGACATAAGGAGCACAACGTGACCGAGCTGGAACAACTTATGACCAGCGGCCTTTCCGATGCGATCGCAGCCGCTCCCGTTACCGCCTCCTTTGGCGGGACAGTCGTTACTGGTTTTTATTCGCCAAACGAGCAAACCAGCCAGCTCGGATACGGTGGAATGGTAGATCCGCAGGGAAGCGAATTTGTATATGTGAACGCAGGCGTCACCACTCCCACGCTAATGAGCGTGATAACGGTGGCAGGAGTTCGTAAGCGGGTGGCTGGGATTAATAGCGACACCGGCACGACTAGCCTCACGCTGAACACGCCGGAGGATGTGCGATGAGTCTCCGGCTAACCTTTGAGGATAAGCTGGCATCTTATCTTTCAACCGTCAGCCCATCAAAGCCATCTGGCCTAAATATACAGCCAGGACACAAGATCACAGAGTTGGAGCTGCCTGCTCTAGTAATCCACGCCAACAACTCCGAGGTGATCCAAGAAGGACTACAAGGCAACACGCGAAAGATTACCGTACAGGCTACTGTGATGACGCCTGTTGATGATGCTCAGACTGTAGTTAGCCACACGGCCAACTTTTTATGGGCAGAGGCAAGACTGAAGGATCGGGCGTCAATAATCTCTGGGGTAACAGTCGGCGTTAGTGTTTTGGGCGGATACATTCAATCCGAACAAACCGAAACGAACGAGCGAGCCATGGCCGATAGTATCACCGCGATTTTCTTTGTAGATCCTTCGTAGGATTGGTTGACAGCAAACAAAACAGCGTATGGCATACACCTACGGAACTCCAGCCAGCACTACTTTAAGCGAAACAGTTGCAACAACGTTCGAGCGTGTTTTTGTGCAAGGTGCAGATGGGAACGTAAAAAAAGGTTTTAAAAAGTTCGCGGCTGGAGAGAAAAAAGTTGAGACATATAGCACAACCCTACCCACGCTTGCTTCTGGAACGATGGCAAACGGCGCAGTAGTTGCCTACGAATATCGCGAATCAAACACAGATCAACCAAGAGTAACAGAGACGCAAGCCTCTTGGTCGACAATCCCATAAGGAAATAATATGCCAATCGGAACAACGGTATCAGTTTCAGGTTTAGTCGTGACGAACGCGACTCTGTCCGGGTCTGTCGATCAGGTTATTACTGAGAGCGGAACTGAGAACACGGTTCCTCCAGTTAAAGAAGCATATAACGGCAGGGTCGAGGCCAGCATTGAGGGGATTGATGACGGATATACCGCATCTGGAACGTTCAGCGCAAAAAGCCTAACTTTCCAAACTACTAGCGTTGAGCGTAAGCGCACCCTGGGCGACGTTGTAAAAGTATCTTTGCGCGGAGTCTATTACCCGGATTTGAGCTGATACCGTTTGCGGGGGCGGCTTTATGGCCCTGGATAAACTGTTTTCTGAATCGATAGTCAACCGGGACGATCATGTGGTTCTCGGCTGCAAGTTGCGGCCTCTCTCGCTTTGGCACGCCACACTTTTGGAGTTAATCAATAGCCCGCTGTGGCATGGCAAAAGAGGAGTCACGATGACTGACTTGCGATTGGCTACAGCGATCTGCGCTGGATCTTGGCCTGAATATCGCATCCCCAGCGGCCTTTCACTTGTTTGGTGGAGACTGAGAACAAGAAAATCAAAACTAACATTAGAGGCGGCCAAGTTTTCGGCCTACATTCGAGACTTTTACGCTCCGCCAATGTTATGGGAAAAGGAGCTAGATAAGCCCAAGGGGCCGCAGTTGTGCTCACTACCGCAGCCGCTGGATATGGCCGCTTGGCTAATTACAAACGGATTGAGCGAGGAAAGAAGCTGGAGCATGCCTATCGGCTTGGCTCATTGGTATTATGTTGCCTTTGCGAGGCATCGTGGCGCGGAGATCGATCTGGTTAGCCCTGGCGAACAAGAGGCGATCGAGCAAGTAAAAGAGAATAGGTCTAAATAAATGGCAGCTGGCGTTAAATTTGAAATTGACGATCGCGAGTTTAAAACGGCCTTGCTTCGCTACTACGCATCGCAACGCAAAACGTGGCCGCAAATTATCAGACAACAAGCGCGATTAGTATCTGTAAATCTATCCTATCAAACGCAACCCTTTGGCGATTCACAAGGTCGTGTATTGGGAGAAAACGCGGTCAAGCGCGACTTAAACTACATATTCAAACCTCTGAATGAGCGCAGCCTGGCTTTCTTTAAGGAAGTGTTGGGCGGCCGCCAGGTTCGGCTAAATCTCCGCAGGAAGGACGGGACGATCTGGATTACTGATATGGACGAATACATGACTCGCGGAGGCATGAAGCAATTTCACCAAAGCATGCGAACGCAGTCGCGGGGGAACGTGAAGAATGCGAGCAGCAAAAGACAGTCAATGGACATCGGCAGGCATCAAGGCCGCCCGCGTGGGATAGTTTCTCAGTCAGACTTTCAAGCCTACATAAACAAAACGATTAAAAAGGTTGGCATAGCCAAAGGAGGCTGGGCCGCTTGCGCTAAGATATTGGGCGGGACAAGAGGCATCTCGCAGTGGGTTACACGTCATGCTGGCAAACGATCATCTGGGTCAGTCCTAGACAGTACCAGCCAGCAAAATCCGTATGTGATTATTGCGAATCACGTTCCGTGGATTGATAAGTGCTTGAACAGCGGGCAAATACAGCGAGCCCTTGACATTCAAAAAGAAAAGATGATCCGTGCGACCGATATAGCCCTGCAGAAGCAAGCCGTAGCAATGGGGTTCTAAGTCTATGGCTGAGTTAAAAGCTAAAATAGGTCTTGAGACGTCGGCCTTCCAAACGGGATTGGCCAGACTTCAGGGCAGCGTCAGCAGCTTTGCGAAAGGATTGGGCGGCGCACTGCTCGGCGCATTTGCTCTGGATAAACTAATTTCTGGTTTTTCGTCTGCAATCGAAAAGGGCGACCAGTTGCAAGACGTTGCGGAAAAGTTCGGACTGTCTGCCAGTAAGCTGCAAATGCTCGGCAATGCGGCCTCGGTATATGGAAGCAGTCTTGAAAATATATCTGCTGGACTCAATAAGCTCGCCCTAGCGCAACAAAAGGCCACTTCTGGAGATACAGGTCTACAAGACACATTCCGAGAGGCAGGCGTCACGTTGCAGGATCTCAAGACCATGGGGCCAGAAGATGTCTTTCTTAAAATTGCCGACAGCTTTGCAAGTGGAGCCAATCACGGGCGGCAGATGATTATCGTCAATGAGCTGCTAGGAAAGGCTCAAACTGACCTAATCAAAGTAATGAACCAAGGATCTGCCGCGATTATCGAGCAGGGCAACTCCATGGGAGTCTGGAGTGATTCAACTATCGCAAATCTGTCGGCTGCATCTGACGCTATTAAAACGCTGGAAAACCTTTGGACGATCGCATTTGGATCGGTCGCATCTTCAATCATTCGGGCGACAAGCCTGCTGGCAAATTTCCTTGGGATAAACACGATAACCGCACTTCTTACCCCAGCGCCAGCCATGGACACAAAAGCCGCCGGCATAGAAAAAGAAACTGCTTCAGATAAAACACGGGACAAGATTAACGAAAACCTGCGAAAGCAGTTAGATATAGAGAACAAAATCGCTGAAAAGGGAATGACTCAAGAGCAGATCGCAAACCGATTGCTGGCCACCTATTCCGCCCTTTCCGCAGAAAAGAAACTAGCGGAATCGTTTAATACGGAAGGCGGAGACTTGCAGGCCAGCCAGCTCGGAGTGGAGATGGCACAAATTAAGGAACGGCTTTCTAGCATGACTGATAAGTCTGGATCTATGCAGGTTTTAGCTGACTCACTTCAGCAAGTAGGAGGTGGTGGAGGCTTTGCTCAAGTTGGCGGAAACCAGGCTAACGATTATCTGCGAGCCATTAAAGATAGCTCAGCCACTTCAGCAAAGGCATTGCAGAATCTTGCCGAGAATAACAGGGGATCAGTGACACCAGTAGGAGCACAATAATGCCATATTACGAACAGCCAGGCCGCACAACGACGATTGATAAAGACGGGAAACAGACGACCACAATAACCTTTATCGGCACAGAGGAAGCGCCGAGTCCGGGGTTAAGCATTTCTGGCACTGTTAAATCAAGGTCAGTGACAAAGTCAGAGGCTGGTCAGATAAGAACGCAGTTTCAAATTGAATTAGATGTGGCTGGCCAACCTCCATCACAAGGCCCATTTTCCGGGGGGATCACCTTTGAATATGTATCATCTGTGCGCACCGTCCCCATTGAGGCGCACCCTAACTTTGGCGGATCTCAAATATCGACAGGCGGATTTATTAAGCCAGAGGATATAAAACTTATAAAGGACACCATACAAACGCCCGGTAAAACATTTGATGATATTTCAAATTCGCTTGTGTCTGGAGATATTGGCAGATGCAGAAGCCTGTATGGTTATCTAGCGAAGGGAATCGAATCTTACTACGTTCCATCCATGGTTGTGCGCAAAACCTACCAAGCATCCTCTCCGCCAACTGGCAAACAGGTTGGCAAAATAGCCTCACCTGGGGGCGCGGTGGCTGGAAGCCCTAGAGGTGCGACATTTCTTTTGATTAACGTTTCAGCAAGAGGTGCTGTTGGATCCTACACCGTTACAGAGGAATACGAGATGAGCGGAGAAGGCGGCTGGGACACGTTTCTCTACGGCCCTTAATCTTTTGACACCTGGATAAGCTAAATCCCTATGCCTCACTACTACGTAGACCTAGACAACAATAAGCTGATCACGGGATCATCCAGCACGCAAATTGCGCCCACGCCTAGCCTTTATCAAGGCGACAAGCCAACTTTAGAGCTAGAACTGCTTACAAGGTCTACCGGCGTGATGACTCAATACACATCCGCAGCCAGTTCGGTGAACGTGCGGATCGGAGCGCTAGGGTCGGCAAGCGTTGCCTCCGCGCTAACCTTTTCTGTCGTTACCTTGTCTCAAACGGCAACCGCCACGGTCGGCATCACAAGTCCCGTTACGGCCACAGGGTTGGCCACAATGCTGGGATCTATTACAGCCACAGCGACGGCCGGGGTCAACAGCCCCACCGTCATCACCATTACGCCATCCGTCACCACGTTTGCCAGCGCTCAAGCGGTGGCCTACCTGGGGCCAGAGGCGATTGCCCCGGTACTTAAATACAGCCTTTCGCCGTCCTACGACAGATACCTCGAAGTGGTGGAGGCCGGAACGCCATACGATAGCTCTACAGGTGTTTTTGCGGACGTGACATCTGCTGCTACATCTTTTCGTGGGATCGTAAATATTGGCGTTCCGATTGAGTACGTGACCGGGCCTTCTGTCACTCACTTTGCAATTTTTAGGACTCAATCTGCCGCTAATAACACAAATGCACACACGGGGTTTTTGTGTGCTTCACCAGTCACAACATCGCTATTCTCTGACCAGGTTGAGCTCTTGACGCCCGCAGGTACGTGGCGTTTTGCGTCATCTGTAACGCAGTTGTCTCAGATTAACCTAAAAAACGAGTGGTACGCAACAGTAAGCAGGGGAAAACAATATAATTTTCAAAACCCTGATAATGTTTTTTCTTACAACACAGATCAAACCAACGCTTATTTTTTGGCGACTCAAACTATTAACGATACATTTGCCTATTCATACAGCGCCCTGGTTCTTAAATCTTCCCAGGTATCTTCCGCGCTTACAACCAGCTATCCTTTGACGATTTGCGGCGTTTCCGTCATTACTCTAGGCATAAACATTGGCCCAGCTTATCCTGAGGGATATGCGTCACCAGATGCGTTTTTTTACGCTCCATCAGTCACGGCCAGTTTACAGCTTAACGACACAGGGCTAGTTGAGGTTCGTAGCGCAATTTCTGTTCAAACTCTTTCTGCGTATGAAAAAATGGCTTGGCGACTTAACGGAACATCATTGTCAGATTATTCGGGACAAGAAATTTCTTTAACATTTGAAACCACACCAGACGGAAAGCAGCAAATTTCTGGCGGATCAATCGCCATATCCGACTATCAGCATCGTCCCCTAGAAGCAAAGACAAAGATCGGCCTAGTCACCGTTTATCCATCAAAGGCTTACCCTGGTCGCCGTGTGCAGACGATTGAAATTTCCTCCTGCGGGGCCCAATACGGAACCGCACCCACAATCCTGATTTCAGAGCCAGAGGACGAAAACGGCGTCACCGCCAAGGCGACTGCCCAGATCAACAACGGCAAGCTCTCAGGAATTACGATCACGGATTCTGGCACTGGCTATAGTGCGGCACCCGACGTATTTGTCATGCCGCCCATCTCTCAAATGAAATACGGTGCAGCTCGCACCGTGACTTCGGTAATTACTGCCATAGATCGCAGGCTTGTGCTTGGCATGGCGAGCGGCACAACCATCTCGGAAAACAGTTGGGCAGTCCTTAACGGTTTGGGCAACGCAAACGGGCTGGCCTACGTCGTCACCGTGGCAACAGGCGGAACTCAGACCACACTAAAATTTCCCTATGATTTAAGCACTGTAACTAGCGTGGGGACGGCAACTCTAACGCCCTTGATCCCTTACGTGCGAGTTACTGGCGCAGTCATCTCTGGAACTGACTCTAATTTTGCAGTTGGATCCACTATCCCGGTAACTTTTTCCACGCCTAGCTGTTCAGATACCGATGCTGTGGCAAATTTCACGGTACTAAATAGCGGGCAAATCGCCTTGTCCTCCATACCCACGCCGGGTTCTGCCACCACCTTTTCTGCAGTAACGCTTTCCGCCTATAAAAAAATTAACGCAATCACTGTTACCTGTGCTGGGTTGGGATACTGGGAAACCGCTCCTACCGTCACGATTGATAATGCCGCCTACGTCCCCACGGCTCCGGGTGCCGCCCTAGCCAGCATTTCAGCTATTTTAAACGGAAGCGGCGGGATTATTCTGACCGTGGCTTGCGCAGGATATGGTTATGCCAGTGCCCCCACAATCACGATTGAGGCACCCAACGCAGGCAACGGCATCCGTGCGGTCGAAGTCGTAACGTCTGGCGTTGGCTATTCTGACGGCACGTTTGCCTGCACTGTGTCGGCAGCTCCCACTGGCGGAACGACGGCCGTGGTGAACTTTGTAAAATCTGGAACAAGTCAGAGCTTTAGCATCGTGAATCCTGGGAGCGGATATACCAGTGTACCGGGCGTTGTCGTCACAAAGCCTAATCTTGGTGGCCAAGTTTCAGCATTTACCGTCACATGCAAAGGGGCTGGCTATCTTGTCGCTCCGACTATTACGCTTACGGGGGGCGGAGGATCTGGAGCTGCCGCCGAGGCCACGATAGATAACGGATCGATCACAACCATTTCCATCACCACGGGCGGCGCTGGCTACACATCCGCCCCAGCCGCCACGATTGATTCTGCTCCATCCTCTGTTTTCTACAGAAAACAGATCGACCTTTCCGCGGCATCAGTCACGACGCTGCTCGCCGGCGGCAGTTCTGTGGCCGCCTTTCTTCAGATTGAGGAAAAGAGCGGGACGGATACAACCGTATTGGCTCAAGTACCAGTCACCATCCAATCGCGAATCAGCTAGGCCGTTATGGCTGGCGACAAACCAGATAGCTTCCAGTGCGGGCCGTTTGAGGTAGCGCGGAATCCGAACGTATCGCAATTTGTAGAAAAGCTAAATCGCTTACGGGAAGCGATAGATCAGTGCCGCATTCAGCCGGGCGTAGGATATAAACTCACAAGATCCAGCGGTGGCACGTCATTAACCATTTCTCCTGGCTCAGGATCGTCTGTCGCCGAGGATCTGTATCCGTTTAAAATCAAGACAAGGCAAAAGGATAACAAATATCAGTTTTTTGTTGTGCAGGGGTCAGTTGGAAATAACGAGACCCTTGTTTCAAATCAAGATAAGTGGGTTGATTTTGAGGCTCCGGCGCGAATATATCTGGAGGCAACGATTAGCGATTTAAAAATTACCAGTTGTTTATTAAAAGCTATTGCCCCAGACCAACCCGTCGAACTCGTATCCATATCCGGCGGCAAGCAGACAAAAGCAAGGATTACAATCGGGCTTTACGTCGACCCATCTAATACAAAGAACTTTCAGATCGTCCAAAACGTCCGAACAAATATTTTGACAGTGACAATCTGCTCGGACGGATATCCAGCCATCTTTCTGCTTCAAGACCCTATCACAACATGATTTACGCGCCCGCTTGCCACGCCTTGAAAACAGATGAAAAAACAGACATAAAGATAGAAGATTATTTTCAATGGAAAGAGCGTTCCTTGTTTGATTTCACAGTCGGGTTTGACGGTGAAAGCAAAACAATAAATCAGTATGGGGAAGATAATAAAACCACAACCATAACTTATGAATTAAAATCTTGCGACGTAATCAATAATGGACGTGAAAACAAATTCCCAAAAATAAAAACAGATGGAACTTATGAGATAGAAACTTCTCAATCTTTTAATCCACCCGGAAAATACGGAAAGATTCAAGATTCAGACTTGATTAGGATTAAGCATAATCCTTGTTTTGATTGCAGCTTTACCGCCTGGGTTATTTTACGCAAGCGAACTGAAAACCTTATTTACACCGCTGTAGATGACCCTACGCCTCCCACAGGCGATGAGCGTTATGAACAATTTGAAATTGTTAGCGGCCCGGATATTATTTTTGAAGATCCACAAGATCAAGAACCTACATTCGGTTTCCTGATAAACACTGTTGAGCGTGTTGTGGCTTTGTTTGGAATAAAAATTCATTCTGGAATTATTGATCCAAAAACTAAGAACTTGGGCAAAGTTCTTACTTTCGCCGGATTTACCGAATCAGAGAGTAGTACAAACGCTACCCTCAAGGTTGGTAGTGTTGGATACAAGGGCTACGTCCCGAGCCTTGAGGACGGAATTAAGACGCAAATTAACTGGTTGCCCAACAACAAGCGCCCCGCTTGACATGCGGTTAGCGTAATCCATGTCCGCCTCCTACAATATCACGATCGAGCAGGGTACGGATTGGACGCGGGATCTGTTCCTAGCCACCGCCACCCAGGGCGCGATCAACCTTACCGGCAGGACGTTCACCGCCCAGATTCGCCAGATGCCAGGGGGCACCGTAGTCACGCAGATTGCGACTAGCGTAGTGTCGGCGGCCGGTGGGCAGCTCCGCCTTTCAGTCACGTCAGCAGCCAGCCTTCTCGTGCCCACCAGCGGGGCTAAGTATGACCTCGTGCAAGTAACTAGCGCTGGCATCGCCACCCGATTGCTAGAAGGCGTGGTGACACTATCCCCAAGGATTACAATACCATGAGCGATATTTATCTACAGATTACAGAAACGCCCACCGTCGTCACACTAAGCGCACCTGTCGTTTCCGGGGCGTTGGCCTCCACCGTCACTGTTGCGAACACCGTCACCGTAGCGCTGGACAGCAACAGCTTGAGTGCGTTGGAAAACGTGACCGTGACCGTGGGCGCGGCAATCACTGGGACAGTAACAGTCAGCAATTTCCCAGCATCCCAAGCGGTTACGTTTTCCGCAGTCACCATCTCAAACTTCCCGGCAACTCAAGGCATCTCTGGCACAGTAAATGCAGTTTTCAATAGCGGATACGTAGACGGAATGGATTTGCTTCAACAAGTAAACGTATGCGATACAGTTACCAACCTGCCGCCCATCTCTGGCACCGTGACGGCGGGCGGCCTCTGGTTAGATGGGGCAACCAATATCCCGACCCCATTTAAGGTGGGAGAAGAGGGGGAGCTTTATACATTCTCATCTTTAGTAAGCGCCATCCCCACCGGCACAAACCGCATCGGAGTAGTAACGATTGGCGGTGGAACAGTAACAATCGG